CATTCGGAGAGTTTATCCGTTTGGTGCAAGCTCACATTTGCATGGCCGTCGGGCTTCCCTATGGCTTCGCGTTCGACGCCGACAAGTCGGGGCCAATGGCTCGCATGGAGGCCGCGATGGCCGAGCGAACATTTCTTCGGTGGCGTGGACTCTTGGAAGGTCAATTTCTAAACCGCATCAAAAATGTTATCTTGCTCGACGCCGCATCTCGCGGACTCATTCCAGATTCCGAATACCTGCTCGATGGCCGCTGGTGCTGGCCTGCCAAAGTTTCGATTGATTACGGACGCGAGGCACGCGCCGACATCGAGCTTTGGAAAGCTGGATTGAAGACTGCCGGGCAGATTTACTCCGATATGGGCGAGGACTACGAAGAGGCACTTCGCGCAAGAGCGAAGGAGGCCGCGATGATCGTCGCGCTCGGTACAGAAATGGATATTCCATCCGAATATATTTCAGATTCTATCATTCCCATTCAAGCCGCCGCTCCGGTTGCCGCACCTATCGCCGCGCCTATCACGCAAGAAGAGCCGCAAACTGAGCCACCACAAGAACAACCAAAACAAACCGATCTCGCAGACGAGAACAAGCCAAGCAAGGGCATGGTAGAAGAGGCGCTAAAGGGCTTAAAGTGGAGAGAAGAATACAACCGAGGCGGGACAGCGGTCGGAGTTGCACGCGCTCGCGACATTTCGAACGGCAAGAATCTTTCCGACGATACCGTTAAAAGAATGCACTCATATTTTTCACGGCACGAAGTTGATAAAAAGGGACAGGGTTTTCAACCAGGTGAAGACGGTTTCCCATCCCCAGGCCGCATTGCATGGGCGTTGTGGGGCGGCGACGCAGGGCAAGTGTGGGCCGCCGATAAGGTCAAAGGAATGCAGGCCTCGCAACCCGAACAAATGAAAGTATCGCTTGCCGTCCGCGATACGTTTGGACGCATCACCGGCTTTGAAACAAAGCACGAACTCGTTATGCCGACTCCAGAAAAAGACGAAGAACAAGACGACTTTATTGGCCGCTGCATGATCAGCGGAACGATGACGAGCGAATATCCAGACGAGAGCCAGCGCGTAGCCGTATGCTCTGCACAATGGGAGAAAAAATAAATGATAACTCACGGCATAGCACTCGAAGCAAAAAAGGCACTCATCACCGGCGTTCACCAACCTGGGGATGACTACCGGATCGCGCTCTACAGTGCATCAGCAAAGATCGGGCCGAACACGAAAGCCTATACAACCGAAGGCGAAATTAAAGGCATGGGCTACACCGCCGGAGGTGTAGCACTCAAGGGGCATCGCACGGGGATCATCGGCAAGAATGCCTTTATAACATTCGACGACGTTGTCCTAAAATCTGCAACCTTCGCGGCAGCAGGCGCGATGATCTACAACGCCAGCAAAGGCAACGCCGCGCTTTGCGTCCTAAACCTCGGAGCCGAGCGGCACGTCTACGACGGCGCGTTTGAACTCAAATTTCCCAAGCCAACCGAAACCAGTGCATTGATTTTACTAGCTTAAATATGAAACCAACCAATCCAATCGTCATCGACGGAAAGACCTACGATCTCTATACGATGACGCTTACAACAGCGAGCCGCTACAACTCACCAGATCAACAGGACGCAAGTGTTGTATTGACTCTAACTCCAACGCGATTCAATGGGGATCAGATCGAGCAGTCGCAAGAAAACAATCGCACGGTTTTATTCGGTTCTCTCGCAGTTGCGAGCCAACCAGCAATCGTCGCGGTCGATGAAGTATCCGCCGCAATCCAAAAATTCATTTACGCGGAAGGGCTTTAAAATATGGCCGTCATCAAAGCTCAAGCCTCTGGAAACTGGAGCGCATCGGGAACATGGACAGGTGGCGTAGTGCCGACGCTTAACGACACTGTTTATGCGAATGGGTTCACGGTCGCACTTGATCAGTCCATCGACCTCACAGGCTCAACCGTGGACACCTCTGGATCGTTTATCCCAGGTCAAATTTACATGATCGTATCTCTCGGCACGACGAACTTTGCGCTTACGGCAAACTGCATTGCTCCAGGAACAAATGCAGGGACGCCAGTCGCGATCACCTCGGCAGTCGGCCAGATTTTCCAAGCAGTCAATGCAGGAACTGCGACCACCGGAACCGCTCGCCGCATGGGTGCGTTGCTGAACTACGTCAACACGCCGCTGACGATCGCCACAGGCGGGAGCTTCACGCTCGCGGCAAGCTACAACATCACCGGTGCATACATACAGGCAGGCTCCGCGAACTGCTTGACGGTCTCAGCCGCCGCAAGCTCAACGCTCGCAGGATGCCACGCCACAGGCTCGGCGTTTACGCTATCTACTCGCGCTATTGCGTTTTCATCAAGCGGCACGCTGACGCTCGACGGCATCGTTGCGACAGGCGGCAGGGTTACAGGCACAACAACTGCGAACGGAGCACACGCGATTGAATCTACATCAGCGGCAGGGACGATTGCTTTTACAAATGCAAGCACGGTTGCAGGTGGGGTCGCATTCGCCTACGGCCTTAACAATAACAGCAGCGGCATGGTCACGCTTACATCATGCACGCTCACAGGTGGAGGGGTTGCCAATGGTTTTGGCATCAACAATAACAGCACAGGCACGGTCACAATCACCTCAAGCGCGCTGACAGGTGGCAGCACCAACGTCACATACGGCCTGAACAATAACAGTACAGGCACGGTCACCGTTACCTCCAGTACGGTTGCAGGGGGAACCAACACCGTAGGCCTCAACAACGCAGGCTCAGGCACGGTTACGATTACATCGAGCACGGTTACAGGCAGTGTCTCGGCCGGCATTCAAAATGCCAGCACAGGGACGGTCACAGCCACCTCGACTACGTTAACAGGAGGAAGCGGAGGCGGTGCTGGCCTAAGCAACTCCAGCACAGGCACGATTGTGTCGACAGGCGACATCACCGCTGTTAACTCGGCGCACGGTTTGGTGTCGGCCAGCACAGCCGCCAGCGTCAAAGTGAGCGGATCGCTCATCGGCAGCGCAAACGGCACAGCCGCCGTCTACGCCAGTAAATTCCTTATCGATCCCACGCCTACAACAGCAAAATTCCGCCAAGCAAAAAACGGATCGACTACCTATTCAGATTTCTTCACCGCTGACAACAGCCTCGGCCAAGCTGCAATTACCGACGTGCGTTTCGGAACCGTCTACGCAAGCGGAGCATTGACGGGCGTTGCCTACATTCCATCGGCTTCCAGTGTGGCATTCGGCGTGCCTGTAGACAATACAACCGGCACAGCAACACTCACCGCCGCCAACGTGCGAGCCGCTCTGGGGATGGCATCAGCCAACCTCGATACGCAACTTGCCGCGATACCGACGGCGGCAGGAAATGCCAGCGCGGTCAGAACGGAACTCACGCCAGAACTCACGGAGATCACCGAAGTTCACGCAATCCACGGCCTCGACATAGCCAACGCGCTCACGGTCACGCCTACGAGCAGGACATCGGGCGCGATCACTCAAACGATCACCGGAGACGGAACAACAAACACCGTAGTAACGAGGGTCTAGGCTGATGTTAGCTTCCCTGCTCATCGCCACGCAGGGCTTAATGCCAAGCCCAACGCCGCTATCAATCGGCGTGCAGGGCTTGCTATTTATTCCAGTTGCTCCGCCTATTTCTCCAACCGATCTGCCAGGTGGCGGAGGACGAGGACGCGAAGAGCGCAAGGTAACGGTCAAGGTTCTCGGAAACCGTCTTGTTTTCTCGGTCGCGAATGTCGAAGCGTGCGCCGGTTCGCGTATTCAAGTTGTAGGCTCATCTTGTTTCTCGAATGCTGGCGAGGCAGGGCTTTCGATCAGCGCAAAAACAACGGTACTCGGTAGTCGCAACCATGCGGGAGTGAGTCGCGCAGGGCTTTCGATTTCCAGCACGTTCAACGTCATCGGTTGCGAGGAAGAGAACGAGTTGGAAGTTTATTTGATGGCGCAGGCCGCGATGGCATTGATGGATGACTAATTGACATCCGCGCCTTCGCATGGATGTCATCGAAGGCGTATCAATCATTTCAATAGGCGAAGCGAAGGGTCACGGACTTTACGTGGACGAGACGACTTTGATGCAAGTCAAAGAGTGCGCCGAGTCCTACAAGGGCGGCGTCAAGGTCAATCTGGATCACGGCGCAGGCATCAAAGACATCGTCGGATTCGTGAACAATTTCCGCATCGTCGGCAAACAACTCTTGGGCGATCTCAACCTTCTCGAAACATCGCCCATGCGCGACTACGTCCTGGAGATTTCAAGTAAACTGCCGGACACATTCGGTATCAGTATCGCTTTCAGCGGCCCGATCCGCGAAGTGGAGGGACTCGCCTTCGCAAGTTGCACCGAGCTCTACAGCGCCGATCTCGTGCAAACACCAGCCGCAAATGCGACCGGCTTGTTCTCATTCACGGCAAAGCAAGTTGACAGTTTTCCCAAACAAATGGAAGACGCAACAATCGAAATCGAACCAAAGGAGGACGAGGTCAGCATCGCCGACATCGTTTCTCGTCTCGCAGCTCTCGAAACAGCCTTCGGCGACTACAAGAGCAAAATGGAAATGCCAGCCGAAGAGCCAGCAGCAGAGCCAATGAAAGAAGAAATGGCCGCTGAACTCAGCGTCATTTCCAAGCTCGAAGCAAAACTCGACTCGATCATCTCGAACTTCGGAGCCGCTCCAGTAAAGGCATCCGTAGTTGCTGAAGAGAAAGCGGTCGAAAAATTCGACCTCAAAGCAGTCATCACCCAGAAGACCGAGGAACTCGGCAGCCGCA